CAGTATCCGCAGACGTTGTTTTAAAAGTAAACAGAATTCAATGTGCTAACGTAGATGGCACAAACGCAGCTAACTTAGATTTGTTAATAACAAAAGCTAATTTTACATCAGCAGGTGTAACTAACTTTGATACATCAGGAAGTTTCTATTTAGCAAAAACAATCGCAGTCCCCGCAGATTCTACACTTGTGGTATTAAACACTCCATTATATTTAATGGAAGGTGATGTACTTAAAGGTGGTACCGCTGCAACAGGTGATCTAGATTTAATTGTATCATACGAAGTAATCAACGACGCATAGGGGTAATCAGCTATGGCTAATGGCGGAATTATCGGACCAGTCCAAACAGTAACAGCTGGAGCTCCCGGTAGAGCAGCAACAATTACAAGAATAACATCAAGTAGTTCGCATACAATGCAACCAACTACATCCAAAGCTGTCATTACTATGGTAGCAGGTGGTGGAAGTGGTGGAAATGCACCAGCAGAAGGTGCTGGTGGAGGTGGAGCTGGTGGAGTTTTAAGACAAGAATGTATTTCAGTAACAGGTGGAGCATCTTATACAGTAACAATTGGAGGAGGAGCGGCATCAAATCCAAGTGTATCTATTCCTTCACCCAACGGTAATAAAGGATCAAATACTTCAATGCCTGGTATTCCAGGAACTACTACTGCAGTAGGTGGTGGTTATGGTAAAGGTAGTGGACCGCCAACAACTCCACCTGGTGGACCAGGTGGTTCAGGTGGTGGTTCATCTAGAGATGCTTATACTGGTTGGCAATGTAGATCTGCAAGTACTGTGAATCAGGGTAATCCTGGTGCTAATGGTGGTCAAAGTTCTTTTGGTCCTGCTAATGGAAATAATTCTGGATCAGGTGGAGGTGGTGCTTCTGAATCAGGACATGGTCAAGGAAACCAATCAGGAGATTATAATAGACCAGGAAATTTAGGTTCTCCCCTTCCTTATGGAGGAGGTACTAATGCACGTGGTAGTGCTGCTGGTGCGGGTGGTGATGGTAAAGATTTAATAAGTGATTATCCAGGTACACCTCTGGCTAATCAAATAGTTGGTGGTGGTGGCGGAGGTGGAACTATTCAACTTTATAGTGGGCCTGATAGAGGTGGTTTTGGTGGTTACGGTGGTGGTGGAGCAGGTGGATCTGGTTTACCCGGTGGTGGACCAGCAGGAGGTGCAGGTACAGCTAGTCAAGGTGGTGGCGGTGGTGGAGTTGGTGTAGGTATTCCAGGATCACATAAAGGTGGAGCCGGTAGTGGTGGTGCTGTTTTTATAAATGAAGTTGGCTCTGGACAAACAGCAGCAACAGCTCCTGGTGTGTGGGACATGGAAACAGTTTTTGATTTTGTTAAAGGAGGTTCTTGGACAGGTTTTAGTGCAGGAGCAGTAGTAGATTATTTAGTAGTAGCTGGCGGTGGCGGTGGTGGTCATGATGCTGGCGGTGGTGGCGGTGGTGGCGGCTGGAGAGGAGCAAGTAGTCTTGCAACTAGTCCAGGAGCATATTCAATAACAGTTGGTGCTGGTGGAGCTGGTGGTGTATCAGGAAATACTGGTGGTAAGAATGGTGCTAATTCAATTTTTTCATCAATAACATCTACTGGTGGTGGTGGTGGAGCTACCTCTGGATCTCCCACAGGACAACCTACTGTTAGTCCACAATATAGTGGTTGGCCTGGAGGTTCAGGTGGTGGCGCAAGAGCTAACGTAGCAGGTACAGGTGGTACTGGAGTTTGCGGTCAAGGTTTTGCTGGAGCAAATACTACACCAGGTGGTGGTCAAATGGGTGGTGGCGGTGGTGGAGCTGGTGAAGCAGGAAAAGTTAATGGCCCAACTACAAATCAAGGTAAGGGACTTGCTGGACAAGGTGGTAGAGGATTAGGAAGTGAAATAGGAGGTGAATATAAAACTTATGCTGGTGGTGGTGGTGGCGGTGGTAACTCTCCATCAAGTGGAGGATCTTTTGGTGGAAAAGGTGGCGGTGGCCCTGGTGGTGGTACTGTTTTTTCTGGAGTTGGAGTTGGATCAGCTGGACAAGCAAATACTGGTGGTGGTGGTGGTGGTTCAGGTTGTGGTCCTTCCCCTATTTCTGGTGGAGCTGGTGGACCAGGAGTTGTAATTGTTAAATCTTTAACTGCTATGTCTTCTAGTAGTCCACAATGTGCACCCGTAGTTTATAATGGATCTCATTACGTAGCGAATTTTAAAGCATCAGCAACTTTAACAGTAGGGTCTGCACCTACACAACTAGCAGCAGATTATCTAGTTGTAGGTGGTGGTGGAGCCGGTGGTTATGGTGTTGGTGGTGGTGGTGGAGCTGGTGGATTTAAAACTTCTTTTCCAGGTGGAACAAAAACAAATTTAAATACAGGTGTAACTCATATTACAGTTGGAACTGGAGGATCGGGTAATGGACCGGCTCAACAATCTCAGCCAGCTGTTATAACTTCAGGAAATAGTGGAACTAAAAGTGAATTTAATCAAATAATATCATGTGGTGGTGGTTCAGGTGGAGCTAAAGTGACATCCGCTCCTAACAGCATATACGTATATGCCGGCAGAGGAATACCCGGAGGCTCAGGTGGTGGAGGCGGTGGACAACCTACTCCTTCAGGAACAGCAGTTGGTGGTGACGCAATTAATGGTCAAGGTTTTGCTGGTGGTAAAGGAAATTATAATGATAGCGCTGGTGGTGCAGTTTCTCCATATGTACCAGGAGTTTATTTAGGCGCCGGCGGTGGCGGAGCCAGTGCAGTAGGTTTTTGGGGATCTTCATCACCCGTTGGTGGTGCTGGTGGAGCAGGTTTAGCAAATAGTATTACAGGTGCTTCAGTATCTTATGCTGGTGGTGGCGGTGGTGGACCAGGTGCACCAGGTGGAGCAGGTGGTGGTGGCAGTGGTGCGAGTGGTGTCGGATCAGCTAATACTGGTGGCGGTGGAGCAGCGGGAAGTGCTTCAAGTGTTTCTGGAGCAGGTGGATCTGGTGTAGTTATTATTAGAACTCCTGGACCAAGTGGACCTACTATTTCAGTAGCCCCTGGAACTAATACAAAAGCAACGTCTCCTGGCCCTGATGGATCAATGACGATATCAACTTTTAAAGTAAACGGAACATTGACAATAAGTTAAAATTAAAATATAAATTAAAAATTAAGGAGATCAGTAATATGGCACATTTCGCAGAGTTAGATGACAATAATGCAGTAACACAAGTGGTTGTTGTTGGTAACGATGTTACAACAGCAGCAGGTCCATTAGGAGAAAATGACATGCATGTTGATGGTGAAACATGGTGTGTTAATTTTTTCAAAACACCTAACTGGAAACAAACTTCTTACAATGACAGCTTTAGAAAACAATATGCAGGTATAGGATATATATATGACTCTGCAAAAAATAAATTTATTTGTCCACAACCTTTTGCATCATGGGCATTAGATGCTGAGGATGATTGGCAAGCACCAGTAACTTTTCCAACAGTCATAGAATATGGCGACCCTGAAAAAAAATATTTAATTAATTGGGATGAACCTAATTTACAATGGGCAGCAAAAGATCAAGAAGACCCACAAAATAATTTTACTTGGGATGTAGCAACTCTTTCTTGGGTAGCCGCATAAATTATCCTTTACAAATATTTTAAATTATTTATATTGTCTTTTAGAGAAGACATATGCAATTAGAAAATTACTATTACTGGTTTAAAAAAGTTGTTCCTTCGCACCTATGTGATGATATAGTCCGTTATGCAAAATCTATTCAAGATCAAATGGCAGTTACAGGTGGACTAGGTGACAGAAAATTAAATAAAAAAGAAATACAAGATTTAAAAAAGAAAAGAGATTCAGATATAGTTTGGTTAAATGAACGTTGGATCTATAATGCAATCCATCCTTATATTCATCAAGCTAACAGAGAGGCTAATTGGAATTTTCAATGGGATTTTAGTGAGCAATGTCAATTTACAAAATATAAAAAAGGCCAGTACTATGATTGGCATTGTGATAGTTGGGATAGACCTTATGATCAACCCAACACACAAAGTCATGGTAAACAAAGAAAGTTATCTGTTACTTTATCTTTATCTGATGACAAAGATTATACTGGTGGAGAACTAGAATTTGATATGAGAAACACCGATCCAGATAAAAAACCAAACACCCATGTATTAAAAGAAATAAGACCCAAAGGTTCGTTAGTTGTATTTCCTTCTGATGTATGGCATAGAGTAAAACCAGTTAAACGTGGTGTTAGACATAGTCTAGTAATCTGGAACGTTGGAGATCCCTTTAAATGAGTTATAAAACAATTGAAAATTTTTTAGATGTAGCTTTTCTTGATAAAATTAATGATTTGATTTTAGATATAGATTTTCCTTGGAGAAGAAAAGGATATAGATTTAATGAAGATGGAACAGATAACCTATATTTTAATCATTGTTTTTTTAATAACATGAATGCAACTTCTGCTGCATACGAAACAATTATTATTCCTATATTAGATAAATTAAATTGTCTTACACCCATTCAAGTTAGAACTAATATGTTTATTAGTAAGTTATTTGAAAAATCTGGTTGGCACAACGATTATGACGAAACATGTAAAACAGCTATCTTTTATTTAAACGAATGTAATGGTGGTACTGAAATAAAAATTGATGGTAAAATTAAATTTATAAAAGCAGAAAAAAATAAAATGTTGATTTTTGATTCAAATGTACTACATAGAGCTATAACATCGACAGACGTACCTATTAGATATATTATAAATTTTAATTATTTTGAGAAGATATAATGAAAAAGAAAAATAAAAAAAAACCAAAAGAACCTACTTACCCTCAACAATTAAATAGGGAAGATTATTTTAAATGTCCTATATGGTTTGCAGATGAACCAAAATTTGTTGATGATTTAAACAAAGCCTCTGATAAGTATATTAAAGAAGCTAAAAAAATTATTCAACCTGATATTGATAAACGTAATAAATTAAATAAAACTAAAGGTGACTTAGGGAGTGTATATCATTCATCTACTCTAATGAATGATCCAAATTTTAAAAAACTTACATCGTACATAGGTGCAACTTCTAATAATTTATTAATTGAAATGGGTTTTGATATGTCTGGTCATCAATTATTTACTACAGAAATGTGGGTGCAAGAATTTGCTAAAGATGGTGGAGGACACCATACTTTACATACACATTGGAATGGACATATGTCAGGTTTTTATTTTTTAAAAGCTAGTGATAAAACATCTATGCCTTTGTTTGAAGACCCAAGAGCAGGTAATGTTATGAACTTATTACCTGAATTAGATAAATCAAAAATAACTTATGCAAGTTCATCTATTAACTATAAAGCAAAACCAGGTCGAATTATATTTTTTCCCTCATACCTGCCTCATCAATACATTATTGATATGGGTATTGAACCATTTAGATTTATACATTGGAACTGCCAAGCAATACCAAAAGGAGCATTAAATGTCGTTCAAAAAAAATAAATACCAAATATTAAGAGGGGCTATATCCCCTGAATTAGCTGAATTTATATATGCTTATTTTTTAAATAAAAGAAACACAGCAAGATTTATGTTTGATCAAAAATATTTATCACCTTTTAATACAGAGTATGGGGTGTGGAATGATCCACAAGTGCCCACTACTTATTCACACTATGGTGACCTAGCTATGGAAACTTTATTAAAATTATTAAATAAAAAAATGGATAAAGAAACTGGATTAAAGTTAAGTCCTACTTATTCTTATGCAAGAATTTATAAAAAAGGAGATATCCTAGCAAGACATAAAGATAGATATTCATGTGAAGTATCTACTACTTTAAATCTAGGTGGTGATTCATGGCCTATATATTTAGATCCAACAGGTAAAGAAGGTGGAGCTGGTATTAAAATTGATCTTAAACCAGGAGATATGTTAATTTATTCTGGATGTAAGTTAGAGCATTGGCGAGAAGAATTTAAGGGTAAAGATTGTGGACAAGTATTTTTACATTATAATGATACAAAAGGTAAAAACGCTAAAGCTAATCAATTTGATGGAAGACCTATGTTAGGTTTACCTCATTATTTTAAAGGCTTTACAGTACTTAAAAAGTAATATATA